TCATACTGCTCCATTTCTGCATCTTGTTCTTCCGCATTTTTAACATCTTCTTCGCGATCGTTAAGACCTGGAAGATTTCCGCCTGCTTGAATCGGTAGTTGTGGGTTTGCCATAGTTTCTTATTTAATTTTCTTTAACACAGGGCTAATTAATTTTTTAGCCGGTTTGAAATAAGGGAGAGCCGCTAATCCTGTAAATCCGGCTGTTATACCTGCACCAAGATAGTTACCTTCATTTGCTTGAGAGGTTACTTCTTTTGGTGCGTCCATAATATCGGTGATTGTCGATACTGGGTTTGCAAATTGAACTGCTGTCTTTACAGCTTTTGGAATTGCATTTGACCTAGTTAAAGGTTCGTCTGCCCCACCACCAAAAATATCGTTGGTTGTGTCTTCACTCCATCGCTCGTTACCAGTTAAGTTTGCTAATTGTTTTGCAAAAGCGTTTCTAGCTTTTATGCTGTATGTATCTTGATTTGGTATTGCTTGCCACACCGGTGGTTGGTTTTGGTAAGTAGCTTCTTCGGCTCTGGCTTTGTCTACCAGCTCTTTGTCATACACTGCTTTGTTTGCTGCGCCTTGGGCATATAGACCGGCAATAGACTGACCGCCGGTTGCAAAATGTTGTGGAGTATTTCCGTTTACAATCAGTGCGGCCTGCATATCAGCAGGTGTTACAGCACCGCCAAGTGCTAGGTGAGGTAATATGTTTGCCTGCTGCATTAACATCTGCTGTGGCGTGTTTACTAAACCGGGACTAGGATCCAAGGACGCTCCTGCTTCTTCCAGGAGTAGTTGATGTGGGGATTTGATTGGATTCATGTATTATTCCTATTTATAATAATGCAAGAAATAGGCACAATCCGCCCTTATTGGGCGTAGGGATTGACAAATCGCTTAGATGCGTCTGTATCGGCGTAGTCGTAGTCTCTAGCGGGCAGTGGATCTAGCTGTATCCATCCAGAGTCTCTTAGAACACGCAGCGCCTGCGATAGTGAGTCCACGTAGTCATCATGGCCGCCCGCCTCAGGAAACGAGCATACCTGTCTTAGGAAACGTTTTGTCCACGAGGCGTACTCACCCTTTTGTTTGTTGTCCTCAGGTATAAACGCTTTACCCTTGGCGACTAATGGGGCCACAATGTTTAGACGCTGCACCTTATCCGCTCTTCCAGGGTTGTATCCTCTGACCGGGACTCCAGATCCTTGAAGCTCCTGGATCAGGGAGATACCGGCAGACTTGTCCTCCATCAAAATAAGGTCGGCCTTGCGTCCCTTACCAAACTCGTTGTCCGCGCCGTAAACGACCTCTTTAAAGTCGTTGATGACCTTACGTCGAAGTTCTGGGTATGACAGGTGCTCGTCCCATGCGTCTAGCAAAATGACCGCGGTGCCCGCGTCTTGCTGCTCAAATATTCCCCAGACAGTGCAGGCCGTGGGGTCGTTCATTGTTTTTTCAGAAGTCGCCGGATCATACGACGCAATGACGTACTCCAGGGTTGGTGTTGGTTTGTCTGCGGGCCACATACGGAACTGGCGACGTTTAATGATGCCAGATGCCTCTGGGTCAAGGATCTCGCCATAGATCTCTTGACGGCCAATATCTGTACCATCGTAAGTCTCAAGCTGTTTGAAGAATGTCTCTGAGAGGTTGTCTCTGTTGTCATAAGATGACGCGTTAACTACATATACATCCCCGCCTATTTTTCCTTCGTTAAGGTCGACGATGAGCTCTTTTGGCTTGGGGGTGGTGGTGATGATTTGTTGGACCCTGGCGATCCTTGGGTCTTTGAGACGCAGCGTGAACTGCACACCGTCATACGCGTCGTCGAGGTAGTCGAACGCGCAGAGCTCGTCGAACCAGGCTCCGTGGTATTGTTTACCGCGATACCGCTCTGGCTCGGATGCTGGAATTCCTTGTATGATGGATCCATTGGTAAGGGTAATCTCGAATAGGGACTTGTTGTAGTCTCTGATGAGGCTAGGTGGGATAATATTAAGGAGTCCGGAATCTCCCTCAAAACAAGTCGCTCGTATGTCGTTAGAAGTTGGGGCGGTGACCAGCCAGCGAGTGTTGTCGTACTTCCAAGCACGAATGCCAATCCAATGAGCGGCCGTATGAGTCTTGCCCGATCCACGACCGGCAAGCATAAGAAATGTGTCATATTCACCATCGTCTGGTTCTTGTTGATGTGGTAGGGCCTGTAGCGACCATTTTATCTGCCAGATGGCCGCCTCAAGCTGTTGTTTGGGCCAGTGCTGTCTTGCGGCTGCAAATTTTTTGAGCTCGCTTTGTTGTTTGTCTGTTATCGACATGGAATAAAACCTTCTCCTACTAAGATAGTGCTATCTTGACCCTCTGTCTCGATGTGTATGCAAGACTGGGCTGGAATTGAACTGATTTTGTTGACGTACCGTCTCGCATGATGAACCTTTACAGGTTTAGAGACTTGGTGTGGTACAAGTTGATGCTTTGATTTAAAAATAACGCTGTAATTTCCAAGCTGTGGCCTGTTTTCTACAGTAATTCTGCTGGCTAGTGACTCAATAAGCCCCTGGAGCTGTAAAATAATGCCACGGTGTCCAAAGGTAACACGAAAGCTGTCTTTTTTAGTGGAGTACTGCCTAGGTTTTGCCAGAATTATGCCAGACAACAGCTCAATTCTCTGCTCTACCGATGACAGCAGATAGTTTTGTGGTATCTTTGTGGGCAATACTGGGATTAGGTGCGACTCTACACTAGGGATGGTGCTAAAGTAGCGCTCTCCTGTGCGAGATTTTCTCCAGGGTACGACCTTATACCCGTGCTCTTTGAATCTTTCAGTAATGTACTCCTGCATTCCCTTAGGAAACTGCATCTTGCCGTTGGGCTTGGTGTTAAAAAACCAAAAGCCAAAGACAAACGGCGGCACTGGCAGATCTTTGTGTGGAAATTCTAGGGGTTTTGCCGTGGGCACAGAGTACGCCAGGCGGTTTGTCTTTGTTTTTAAAGGGATCTCTAGCAGATCCTTTACGCTTAATGGCTGAAGTGGCCTTTTAAATTTACGAATGCCCTGGTATGTTTGTAGCCTGTTGCGATACTTGGGACTCTCTATCATAAAAGACAGGTGCTCATCGCCCGTAGCCGTGAGGTGGTCGTTAAACGTTACCTCATAGCAGGCTGGCGCCAGGTACTCTTGTACCAACTTTACTTTTACTGGCTTGCCATTGATATCAAATACATAGTCTCCCGCCTGTAGGTGGCGGGCGTATTTCCAGTGGTCAAGCGTTAGTACTCTTTGTGTTGACAGTATTGCCATAGAAGTTATCAAGGACCCAGTGGTCCAGCCATCGCCCTAGCGGCGTGCGTATTTTGTTTTGAATGTTAACCGGTAGCCTCTGGATGTCCAGGGCCTCTGCGGTGATACTAAGCCTGAACTTGATGTACTTTGCGGTTTCAGAGTCTAGTACCTCTACAGGCACATCAACCGAGTCAAAGTTATTCACATCACAGACCAGCACACGAAGACCCAGGAAATCTCCCTGCCTGCTTTCTAGTGCGCCCTGTATCTGATAGACGTATTTGTTCATACTTATAATAATGCAAACAAATGGCAATAGTCTGCCTTATTTTTAAAATATGCCTCGACTCTGTCCCCTTTTTGTCACCATTGTCACCATTGTCTGGGTCTATTCCAGTTTATCTATAACTTTTTTTTATTTTTTAAAAAAATTATAAAATAAGTGAAACAAGGGGTGACAATGGTGACAATGGTGACAAATCGCTTGTAACTCATTGATAGACCGTTAGTAAATGATAATGATTCCTATTTGTTGGGTGACAAATGCTGCACTGCATCCAGACAATGGTGACAATTTTAAAAAAAATTTGGAAGTTACACAAACTCAGGGTCTGTGGGGCCCCCGCCCCCGACCACCCCGATGGTACCTAAAAGGGTGATGTGGTTTATAAACATCACCCCCATGCACCATATTGGTGCATTAAGTGATCAAGTGATCACTTACAGGCTGGCACGTTTCTTGCCTAGCAAGATCTATGCCAGCCTGCGCGCCCAAGCACAGCGAGTGATGAGTGTGAGTACTCACTAACATATAGCTGGCACGCTTCTTGCCTAGCAAGATCCGTGCCAATGTGCCCGCGCCCGCCGTGTGGTATGGATACAACACATAGGCAAGGATACACACCAGCAACGTGACACACAGCCACGCGCCCATACATTCCACATTGTGATAAGGCATATCACAATGTGGAATGTATGGGCGCGTGGCTGTGTGTCCTGCCTGCCTGTTAGGGTAAACACCTATTGACGGATAGGAGGCGCGCTAAGGGGTCGCCACGCTGTTTGCCTCTGAGGTAAGGGGGTAGCCTCACCTATGTGCCGATCGCCTGTCTATCATATACTGCGTGGGCTCTGAGGCGATGCGCGTGCGAGGGTGACAAGGTGATGTGGACGCTAGTGTGGTGAATAGCCAACGCGCTTGATATCCCACTACCTCCCACATAACCCCACAGTCTAGTCGGGTATTACTATCGCCAGCAAACCCAATAGATATAAGGCAGAGAATATATTTGCATCGAGGTGTTGACATTTGTCTCAAAGGTCGGATAATACAAGGTATCGGAAGTGCAGTGGCTAATCCACTCAACAGGTGACTAAGTACCAGCCTGTATAATCATGTGGCAGACCTAGGATATAGATACAGACCTAGCGAAGAGATACCGACGGCGC